GTGAATTTGTGTCCGGACGGCACACCCTGCAACCAGGAACAGATCTTTCTAGGCCCCCGGGCCCCGTCTTTCCGCCATACCTCCGCGTGATCGAAGGAGTACAGCTCGGCGTCACGAAGGGCCGAAAGTCCGGGGCGAGCCGCAGGGGAACAGGACGCCAGGGCGTGGTCAAAGAGCAAGGACAAGGCAAGACGGACGGCGTCTTTAGACTGAGCCTCATCGAAAGAAGACTGGTCGATGCTGACACCGTAAGTATCGCGAGAAGAGAGGAGACCGGCAATGCGAGCGTTCATCTCGGACCTGCCCGAGGCGGACAGTCCAAGAGTGGTCCAAGGGGTCCCGGATCCATTGTATGACGTAAAAAAATGATCCAGGTAGGAGCAACGGAGATACGAGTAGGTGTCGTAGGACTGTACAACGCGAGTCTTCGCCGGCTCATCAGCCTTGCGAAAAGGGTATATCAAGGCAGGGCGAAGCCGAACCGCGTCACGAGCCAACTCGGGAGCAGGGGTAGCCAGTAAGTTGGCAAACTTACCGCGCACTCTCCGAGGCTGGCCTCGTACCAGAAGCTTAGCAGGGGAACCGATAGTACACGCCCCGGGCAAGGCCCAGGCGTCACGAAACTCGACAAACTCTTCAAAAGACGGGGCGGGAGACGAAGAAACAGAAATAAGACGAACGGTTTCGGAAATAAGCTCAACAAGGCGCGGGCACAAAATAGAAGGCCGAGCTGCCCCGGCCACACGATCGTAGCCGGAGAGGACGTCAGTGCGATTCAGACAGGTGTCATAGCCCCCCAGAACGTGAAGGTCACAGAGGTAGGTCCACCACCCCTGGCCGTGCGAAAGGTTACGCGCGGCGCAGATAACCGAGACACCCTTGAGGAAGGCAACGAACTGCCCCTCATCAAGAGAGCCGGCGTGGCGTAGCACCTGGAGACAGGGGGGGACGGCGGCGCTGGGAACGCGTTTAAAGTAAAGCGCAATCGCACGCCCCCACTTATCGCCCAGATGAGCAAACCAGCGAAACAACTTGGGCGTCCCGCCAAGGGAACGACCCCCGCGCCATATCTGGAGGTCAAAAGGGGAGAAACCCACCTGCGACAAAGTCGGTCCGGAAGTCGGGCCCCCGGCCGAGCTCAATGCGAAACGAACAAGCCGCGCCATAAAGGAAGGAGACGCGGCAGAGAAATCAAATACCCCTGGTCGGTAGGGGTGGTTCAAAGCGTCCTGACGATCAGAGGGATCGTAGGCCCAAGGGGAGACGGAAGGTGTCAGCGCCACAGAAAAGGCGTCCGCCACACTGAGTGTAGCGTAAGCCAAGGACGGTGCACCTGTCGCCTCCCCCGCGGTGGGGCGGTTCCCCCCCGAACCGAAGGAGGGGCCCCGGAAAGGCAGCGTCGTACTCACCTGCTCTAACAAACAGGAGAGGCCGACGCCGCGGTGTGATGGGCCACCTAAAAAGACAGTCCCTCCATCGAAGCCGATGGAGAAACTGCCTTATCAGGCGAGAGGAAACTCTGCTCCGCCAAGCGTGACACAGAGGTTCCTGAAACAGACAGGGAGATGAACTCGTTGACAATCATCTCCTCGGGAGCGGGAACAGCCTCGGGCAGCGTCTCCCCGGTGGACTCAACGTCCCAGACCTGGACGGAATCGGGGTGGCCCTGGAACGAGGCCCAGATGCCCGAAAGAGAGACGTCTCCCGATGCGCGGGAAAGAACGAACGAGGCCGCGGGGCCTAGGGCGCCAGACAGCGCGGAAGAGCCCAGCCCGCCCCGGGAACTGGGGACGGAGCCTCCGGAAAAGTCGGCCCAGGGATCAGAGTGGACGCCGACGAGCGTGCGGGACCATACAGCTCGCCGGCCAAACCTCCAGCGATCAGGGGGTTCGGCAGGACGGCGTCCCAAAGGAACGGAAAAGCCCAGGACTGGCACGACAGACACGAGAGACCCGCTCACGTGGAGAGAAGGGAGGAGAGTGGAGACGGTTACGAGGGCGGAATAGACAGGGGAACCGCGACGTGCGAGCGAGACGTTGTCTCCGTGGCCGACAGTGCGTTGCACGCTTCGGTCAACCCACCGAGCTAATTCGTACCCGAGAGCCACGAGCGAATGCTCCAGGTCGTCCCCGACCGGGCCGACAACGGAAGGACCATCTATCGCCAACAAACCCAATTCCACGGCGACACGAGCCTCCCAATCGCCCCGGAACCCCATCAAAGCAGCCTGACAACCACGCGCCTCCCAAATGGTGGTGTCGCCGATTCTGAAACGATCATTAGCAAGAAGGCGTAAGGCAC